TGCGTTGCGCTCGACAACGACCCGACATCACGTCAAATCAACCACTTGCCTCCCCTCGACCGGCCCAAATTTGCCCATCCACCGCGAACTCGGGCCTTAGGAAATAAAACTAGGTCAACAAACCGAGCCCGCATGCTGACGGTGGCGACCGAATTAACTGCTTTACCCGATCGGAGACCGCTCTAGCATTGGTCCGATACCCTATTGTTTTCTTATGACCGTTGTCTCCAGGACGGCGGCTTCACCGACGACCCTGGCCCGCATCGTCGCGCCAAGTTTGACCGTCCAGTAATCGCCCGGCTCATGCCGCGTCGTCTGACCGTCGATCGTCACTCTGATTTGCCCGCTGAGCAGATGCGCAACATAAAAACCGCGCATTGGTATTTCTTGCTCTTTCCCAGGGAGCCCCCACGTCTGAACTAAGATATGAACAGCTTGCGTTGCCCCATTTTTCGTCGGCATCGTCATTTCGCCCTGATACACCAGGGCTGGGAGAGCTTGAGCGATGGCTCCCGCCACAGGTATGACGATTGCGACCAATGCGGCAATCGCAGTAATGCATTTCGTTGTGGTCATAGTCTCGCCTAAGTTCTAACCTCGACGGTTCACGAAGTCGAAACCGGCAACGGGTCGCGAGGCAGGCGGGTCGAATATCGAGCGTCGCTTGACATTTGTCAACTGCGTTTCTACTGTCGTTCCAAAAATATAGCCTGAATCAGCCGACAGTTTGAATTGGGGCAACCGATCGGGGCGCCGCTCAGGTCGCTCGGATCGTAGTTTATAAGGAGTGATCTTCTTGCCGCCACAGCGGTCGCGGCAAGGCTCAAAACGCGGCTAGCATCGGGATCACCGACACTCAGTACAAAAAACGCGATCGGTCCGTCGCCGGGGTTACAAGAGACGTGGATGCGCAATCCGGGAAAAACGGCGACTTCCTGTGCCGTACACAAGAAAGATTTCGCCGACACGGAGAGTGGAAACAAGAGTAGAGCGCATCCGACCCCAATGGCGCTCGCCAAGGTCGAACGTACACGATATCCCCGCGTGTGTTGCAATGCTTTCATGATTTAGTCCTCCCTTCGGGGCTGGCTCGACTGTTTCCGCGCTGGTTAGCGCGCCGCGAACTAAAGCACCTCAATCAGTCTCAATTGTTGGCGTGATCATATCGGGCGCAAATATCCCTGGTGTGATTGTCGAGATATCTTCGGGTCCGGGTGCAAATATTCCCGGTATGAGCGTCGAGATATCTTCGGGTCTGGGTGTCAACATGTACACATGGCCGGCGTCCTGAAAGAGGCAATTATTATCGTCATCGCAGGTGCGGGGGTGGGTCGCGACGAAGACCCGTCCTCCTGCTAGAACCGGTTCGTTACGCATTGCGGCGAGGCTGCCCCCGTCGGGCATCGCGACGTCTGCCAGCGGCTTCAGGCTCCAGACCGGGGCATAGGGCGGTAAACACATGAACAGAGGGAAATCTGGATTAGAGCAGATTTGTTCGTTAGCAGGCACAATGGTGTGATCACCGAACACGACGAGGTGGCCCCTGTTGTCCCCCTGCTTTTCTGTGTCGTCCCAGTCCCTCCTTGTCCCGATAAAGATAATGCCGCCGGTCACGGTGGGCGCGCTGAAACTCTCGTGTCCAATGTCATCACTTCTATTTCGGATATGAGCGATCCAGCGGACGCGGTCTACTTCGGTCCGAGCGCAAGCATTGAGCGCGTGCAAATTGTTATAGTTCGCTTTAACAGTTCCAAGTACCAAGTTCTCGCCCCCCGTCCTGACAATGAACACGTCGTTCCACGCGGCGCCGGGCCGCCTGTAATCGTCATCGCCATGCACTAGGGAAGGATCGGTGAAGGGACAACCCCTCGTCGTTGGAGGGAATTGCCAACTGTTTCCGGACAGAGGGCAGGAAGGGCCCCGCTCGGCGTCGATCGCATAGCTCCAGCCGTCCTTCTGCACTGACGCGATCAATTCGCCGCAGCTCGTGGACATGACGGTTGCCCCGGCAGCCCAATCGGGATCGCCGTCGTGGTTATAATCCACGGGTTGGAACGTCCAGTCAGGTTTACCGGTGTCCTTATTGATGCGAATCATGCTGAGTCCACGGTTAGGTGAGGGCTCAGGCAAGGGGCAATTGGGGGAAGGGTACAGGCAGTTAGGGGGAGTGTAAGGGGGCTTGGCCCATGGTATTCGCGTATTCCCAGTCGTAAAGTAAATACCCGTCCCGTCGGTAGCGAGCGCGTTCCACACCCCGCCTCCACGCACCTGCGGCAAAGAAGCCGGTGTCCCCACCGCCTGGAACTGGAACGTTCGGTCTATGTGGTGGCTGGCCAAATCGACCGCGATGACCCTCCCGACCTGGATCGGACTATCGCCGAAATCGTGGATGCCGACGTAGGCTTTGTTGTTGAAAATGAGCGGGGCGGTCCAGGCCATCCTTTGATGGAGTTCGGTTAAGCTGGCCCCTTTGTCGGGGGCGGGCAACTGACCGGGGTCAGTCGACGTGTCGCCAGTGACCATGGCGATCGCGTCGCTCTGCCAGATCATTGAACGGGTCGGCGTCGCTTCGAACGCAAAAAGCCGCGCGTCGGAACCGAATTTACCGAGCGAGGGGTCCTGCGCGCCGAAGATTATCGCGCCGTTCGGGGGGCGATCCCAAAAGGACGCGCTCGACTCAAAGCCGTACTGCCAGTACCCGTTAGGGTCCGAGCCGATCAGTGCGGTCCCGGGGTCGGGATATTGCCATTTGAGTGTGAGCGTTGCAGCATCGAGTGCATAAAAGACACCGTTCACGTCACCGATGAAGACCGTATCATTGACGACGATCGGCGATGCTTTGAACCCACCTGGGATTGCAGGCGCCCCCGCCGGCGGAAATTGCGCTGCGACATGGAGCTTACGGACCAGGTTTGGATCGGAAAGATCGCTTGCGTCGGGCTGCGCACCGGAGCGCGCAGTATCATGCCGGTAGGTGTACCACTCGTTTGGAGCCGCCTGCGCCGCGGTGACGACAAACGGGAAGCACAAAATCATCGTGGAGATTGAGCTGAGGATAACGCGCATATCTATTTCGCCTCCACGATCAAGGCTTGCACCTCCACCGGATATTCATCGCTGTTCCCTACCTCGATCGGCGCGCCGGGGGACACCGGCGTTCTCGCTGGAAGGGTCAACGCCATTGGCTTCTTTCCGATGCTGACCTCGCCCTTCCCGCTGAGGATGTGGAGGAAAGCTCCCGACGGCAAGGTAACGGTATCTGGGTGCTTGTTCGGCAGAAAAATGAAGTCGCGGATGATGAGCCTGAAGTTCGGATCCTCGTCCGTCTCGAAGATCGTCCGAGAGAGGGCCCCAGACGGATCGACATAGAAGGGATGCGCCGCCCTTGGCCCTTCAGGAGTCGCGGCCGGTGGTCTGGGCAGCAGGCCGCGGCCTTCCGCCGCGAGCTTCGGTTCTTGGGCGAATGCCACATTTGAACATATTTCCGCAACGCCCGCTGCAATCACCAAAAGTCGGCGCACCTGGTTCCCTCCTCTTGCCAGCCCCAACACCTAACCAAAGCCGATTAAATGGCTCGCTGCTGCTTGCGCGGCCCCGCCCCGTCATCTGCCGCTCCGAGCAATCGAATAAAGGCTAGCAGTAACAGCACCTGCAGCAGCTTCGTCTTGCGAGCGGTTGCTTTGGTTAAAATTAACCCAAATCGGGATCACCGCTGGGAGCGGCACAGATTTTCGGCGCGAAAGTCGCCGCTCGGCCTTTCCCCAAAGGTTCATCTGGCGCCGGGGCGATTCGCCTAGCCAACTCCGGCGGCGCAGCGCGCCGGCTTCGCTGGACAAATCCCGCGCTTTCACCCAACATTCCACCAGAATCAGTCCCGGTGACCAGTCAGGACAGCGCCCACACGCCATGCTGCCCAATGTTCACCACGGCCCAATCGGGGTAGCCGTCCATCCCCCTCCTATGACATACCATAAATCTATAACGTTTTGGTTCCCATCAATATAGATCACGTGCTGCGAGTTGTCGTCCGGCCACACGTAGCTTATCATCGGCATTATTCTGTGCGGATCATAATAGGGGAAATGATTCGTTCCGCCGACCGCGCTTGCGGTCAAATTGTTACCGAACCAAGGCGTCCTCCCGTGTTGGCGATAGAGTTCACACACCTCCTTGCCGTCGCTTATATAGAAGACATGAATCGTCCCGACATTGTTAGCGTCGGAGGGAAAGTCGTGCCCTGCAAGAGCGCCACACATCAAGGGCCGCGTAGCACCCCACCTCTGGATGAGATCACTGCCGACCACGCAGGGTCGCCCGCAGTATACCAACCCTCGATCAATGAGTTATTACAAAGACCGAAAACGTGCTCCGTGTTACCCTCCGCAACCCCAATCAACCCACCATTTCTATCGATCCCGTTTGGTCCGAATCCGTTGACGTTTGGGTTTACAATCCAATTTGGGTGTTCGTTTTGGGACGTAAAAAGTTCCGTCGGATAACCGCTGAATTCGTCAATACCCTTCAAGTACACGATGTGCTCATACGGGATGCCGGCCGGGTTATCCTGGTAGCTCGTGATAGACGGATAGTACGCCACAGTCTGCGCAACATCACCAGCACCAACCTGAGCAGGTAACTGCTGTATTTGAGAAACCCCAGACGCATTGGAGTAGTAAAATTCGGTCCACCAAGCTGTATCGTCTGGGTAATTCTTGGCATAGACGAAATGCTCCGTCGAGTTCGGAAACGTCGCGTCCGGAAACACCCACGCCGTCAGTGGACTTGGCTGGTTCAATCCCGGGAGTATCAGACCTTGGTCAATATAATCGACGTTTGTGTGCCACGAGCCTATGCCCGTTCCTGAAGGGGTATTTCGCAGCAGTTCAACAAGGCGCCCCAACTTATCTACATAGATGATGTGTTCTGTATTTTGGATCGGGAACACGAAAGCGGCGACATCCGTCTGCGGGTGATTGTCTTTCGCCACAGTTTCGCGTACCCAGCCAGTGCCTTTTACGAGCACCGCGTGTACTAGTTGCCCTTTCGAATCCACATAAACTACGTTTTCGCTTTGATTTAAGTCGTTAACGTAAGCCGCCATTCCTCTAGCCATCTCTACCTCCCGTGTTATCCGCTAAACCCGACCTCAGGCGCCGCTCGCTTCCTTCCAAACGGCTATAATCTCTGGGCGGGTTGGCCGTCTGATGACTCTGTAACATGATTCACGTCCTGATCCGCCCACCCTCAAACCAGCATCGTACAGGAACCGGTCGAGTAGTGTGAGGTAGTTCACACTTGCGAAAAATTTTACCTCGGATTGCGTGACAGGCGAGCGCCATTGCCTGGTTTTTGGGCATGTATGGCAAAAGCCCTAGCCGCCATGGGTGTCGCGGGCAGCGGTATCGATGGGCTCCTGCCTCGTGGCGCATAAAAACTTGTTGCTTTGCCTTCGTCATGGCGCACCCCCGCCGTCGTTGTTTGTCGCATTCGATCCCTGCGCCTCTCACCCTGGTGAGCGGGCGGCGCCCGAAACCGGGCAATAAGCATCATGAAGAGTGGTTCCCGGCGCCAAGGCTCAGTGGCCGTTGTGGCGTTCGAAAGCTCATTCGAACATGAGCCCGGCGGCGGCAAGCACGCCGGCGAGGATTTCGAGGGTCTGGCGGAGCGCGGCCGGTTCGAGCTCGTTCCCGATGATGAACAGGATCACCCCGAAACAGGCGATTTTGCCCGGCGTGAGGTGTTTTCGAAGCTCATTCATCGCCGGTCATCCATATTGGCCGCCGGTCGAAGTCGACCCGGCGACCGATCCGGGGAAATAGTTCACGCTCTTGTTGTTCGTGAAAATCACCCCGTTCAGGTGCGCGTCATAGCGCGGTCCGGTGGCCCCGGTGCCGGGAAAGGTGTTGTTCCCGGCCGAGATCTGGCCGCCGCCGGCGGAGACAAAGGCGCCAGTAAAATTCGGGGTCGCCTGCAAGGTTACTGCGACGTGCCTATCAGGATAGGATGACAACTCGATGTAGCCGCCTTGCGTCGCCTGCGCGTGATTGACCGAGTTTCCCGAGACGTAATAATCGCCCATCGCGATCACCGAGCCGCCGGCGGCGCACAAGATTTGATTTTGGCTGGAGTTCGCGAAATTGACGTCTCGGAAGAGGATCTCGCCGCCATAGCTGGCGCCCATCCCAATCCCACCCATGCCCCCGGACGTGATCGATGTAATGGTCACGTGCTGCACATAGAGCGAGGCACTGTGCTCGGCGTCGATGCCGTCTTCGCCGACGCAGTGAATTTGAACCTGGGTATTGTCCGCAGCGACGCCCGAGATGATGAAGGGACCGGAGGCGGTCGAGCCCGCACGGGTTCTGGAAGCCGACAGTCCGCTGGTGTAGGTTCCGGCCGCCATCGAGATCGTGACGGTGAAGCCGCCAAAGTCGATGTAGGCGTTCACCCAATCCCAGGCATATTGCAGGGTTTGCCAGGGGTTCGCCGCGGACCCATCCCCGGTCGTGTCCGAGCCGGCCGGGTCGATGTGATAGGTCCGGTTCGCCGTCAGCATCGTGCGCGCATTGGCTTCGAGGTAGGCGATATTCACCAGGTCGTAGTCTTCGACCGGGGTTCCATTGGGCGCAATGCGGGCGTTGAGCTCGGTTCCGCCGTAAAAGCGGAAATGATCGTTCGACTGATTTGTACCGAACCACACCCCGGCGGACTCGATACCAATCCCGTAATCGCATCCGCCGACGCCGGGCTCGAAGAGGCTGAGCCGGATCCCCGAGACAGCATCGTCCGGGTCCGGCGGTCCGTTCGTCATCCCTGCCCAGCCGATGATCCCGCTCATGGTGCCGCCGGCGAGCGGCAGATAGATGTTGCCCCCGGTGATCGCGGTTAGCGCGGCGAGCAGCTGCGAGTTGTCTTCCTTGTCGAGGGGGATGCCGGCCGCGGTGATGACGTTGCAGAGCTCCTCTTGGATCGTGTTGAGGAACCAAGCCTCGACGATCGTCGCCGGCGTCCCGGTGGTTTCGTTCCCGCCCGAGAAATAGCCCATTGTGCCGGGCGGGCCCGGCGCCGGGAGGGTCGGAACATTCGAGTCGTTGTCAATGCGATACATGGCCAGCCTCCGGTTCCAGCCCATTGGCGGCCGGACGCGGCGCCTCGGGCAGGGCGGCCCGCCCTTGCGCGATGATCTTGGAGATCAGCGGCGCGACAACGCTGAACTTCCCCTCGGATAGGACAGCGATCACCTGGTTCCACTCGCCCACCGTCATCTCGACCTTGGCCGGAATTTGCTCGACCCGGATTTGCTGCTGCGCTTGCGGTTCGTCGGTCATCGGCTTCCTTGCGGCTGGGTGTAAGCGAAGATCAGGACTGTGTGCGCCGGCTTGATCGCGTCCATCGTGCACTCGAAGAGCTTCGAGCCCCAATCGACCAGGCGGTCGCCGGCGTCCGACTTTCCGGCGCGGAAATAGGTCACCGGTGCGACCGCGGTGATCCGCCATGTGTACGCCCATCCATCGCTATTGAGCGGGTCGCCGACGCGGTTGATCGAGGCCCGGAACGGCGCGAATTCGGTAATCCTGATTTCGTAGCCGAGTTGCTCGGCCAGGTTGATGAAATAGGTTTTCGACTGGCCGCCCCTGGCGGTCAATTTAAGGCAGACCGCCTGTTGCTGCTCTTGCAGGTTGCCCAGCGATCCGGTGCACTCGTCGGGGATGCCCAGCGTCTCTTCCCACTCGGGGAGTAGCTGTCGCGTAGTGCAAGGGAAGATCTCGGCGATCAGGGTATTGAGCACCGCCTGCAGGCGAGCCCAGGTCGGCATCAGGGTTAGGAGATCGGAGGCCTGCACCCATTCGAAGCCCCGCTGCCACACCCGGCCGCGCGGCAAGAGCCGCTGAAATTGAGTGAGGTAATCCTGGGCGGTGAAGTTAAGCAGCGGCATCAGGTGGTGTGCAGCGCACCCATCACTGGCAGATAGCCTTGCACGAGCTCGACCGGCTCGGACGGGTCCGTCATGTTGAAGCGGTTGATCCCCGGCACCGCCAGGATCGCCTCGTAGAACTGCGACGGGTAAAGTGTGCAGCCGGGCGAGCCCTCGACCAGCATCATGTCGCTGAGCGCGGCGATGATCGCGTCCTGCGTCGCGTCATCGTTCGGCGACAGGTCTTCGAGGGTAACGTCGATCGAGGTCGGCTTCGGGGCGACGACATAGACCATCGCCGTCACCGGTTGCAGCGGATAGATGTAATCGGCGACGATCTGCTGATAGCCAGTGGCAACGGATTTTGCCGACCGCGGCTCTTGCGGCGATACCCCGTCCGTCCCCCGCGGGAACCCGCCATTGTCGGCGTTCGCGACATCGAACATCGGATAGACGACGACCGTGCCTGGCCCCATGCCGTTCCCCAAGCACCAGGCCCGCGTCACGCTCGGCACTTCGTTCGCCCATTCGACGTAATCGTCCGCGTCACCGCCTTGCGGTGGCGAGCGGTATTTGAACAGCATCCGGGTTCGCAGCTGGTCCTGCGTCTCGGCGTCGGCCCCGCCGGTGGTCAGCCCCATTGTCCCGGCCGAGTTGATCCCGACGATCGGGGTTGCGATCGCGATCTGCGATGTCCCCGGATCGTTGGTGAAGTAGCCGCTGGCGGTCGAGACGATCGGCACGGTGACCGAGCGGAGGTTATCGACGGTCCCGTCCGCGGTGGTCTGGTAGCTCGTTCCGTCCTGGCTGGTGAGTGCTGTTCCGGACGGGATGACCCGGCCCGGATTTCCTTTGAAAGTTGCGGTCCCGGTCGCCGGCGTCGCGGCCTTCGGGTAAACGCCGATCAGCGCCGCCCAGGCATAGAGGAATTCATCGGTGGCGGTGAACGGGACCCCCATCCGGGCGATCCAATCGGCGTACCCATAGACCGAATAGGCGAGCCCGGCCATGCACCAGGCCAGCACCCGCAGGACCGCGGTCCGGAGCAACCCGGTCAAGCCGGGAACCCCGGATGTGGTGCGATGGAGGACTGCATCAATTCGGCGATCCTCAATTGGGAGCCGCTGCCGTGTCTCACGGTCGGCCGCCAAGGCTACTGGCTCGCCGGGGGCCGGTTCCTCGATCTCGACCGCGCGCGCCTGTTCTACCAATGGGAATATGCGCTCAACACGATCTTGACCGAGCAAGGCGGCTGGAAGCCGCAGTCGGAGCCTTTGAAGGGTATCGAACTCGATATCTGGAAGACGCCGCCGCAGCCGTTCCCCGAGGTTGCGCCGGCGGTGATCGCCGAGATCGACACCGTCGATGGGGAAGCGCCGCCGGCCCAGCCGTGGCCGCCGGGTCCGTTCGTCAATCCCGAGGATAGGTGGTGACCATGTATCTGAAGCCTGCGCCGGGCCGCCTGGTGCGCGACCCCCGGAACATGCGTCGATTGCCCGAAGAGGGCCGCGAGATCCGCGTGCCGCTCGATCTCTATTGGCGCCGCCGAATGCGAATGGGTGACGTCATTAAGGCTGACCCGCCCGCGCCCGAACATCGCGCGCGCGGACATCACCGCGCGAAGGAGGGCTGACCATGCCGCAGGACGGTGGGATCAACTTCACCTATTACCCGACATCGAACCGGGTGCCGGGCGTCTATGTCGAAATGGACCCGTCGCAGGCGAACACCGCGGTCGCGCTGCAACGGACCCTGATGATGGGCATGCGGACCGCCGGCGGCACCGGGACACCGGACCAGGCCTACGAGGTGCAATCCCTGGTTCAGGTGCAGCGGCTCGCCGGCGTCGACTCGATGCTGGCCGCAATGGTGCAGAATTACCTTGCCGCCGATCAGTTCGCCGATCTCTGGGTCATCCCTCTCGACAATGACCCTGCCGGCGTTGCTGCAAGCGGGCAGATCACGATCACCGGCCAGGCGACCGAGGCCGGAACCCCCAACGTCTATATCGCCGGCACGCTCTATCAGGTCGGGATCGATGTGAACGATGCGCCCGATCAGATCGCCGATGAGCTCGCCGCGGTCATCAATCGGGACCCTTATGCGATCGTCGTCGCCTCCAGTGGCGGACCGGGGTGGACAACGTCACCCTCACCGCGAATTTCAAGGGCGCGCTCGGCAATGAGATCGACATCCGGTTGAACTATCTCGGGACCTCCGGGGGCGAGTGGACGCCAGCCGGTCTGACCATCGACATCGACCAGCCGACCGGGGGCACCACCGATCCCGACATCTCGACGGCGCTCGCGAACCTCGCCGATCAGACCTTCGATTTCATCATCATGCCGTTCACCGACACGGCGAACCTTGATGCAATGGAAAACTTCCTGTCGGATGCGAACGGGCGCTGGTCCTGGGCGCAAATGCTCTATGGCGGATGTTTCACCGCGCGCCAGGGCGCGCTCGGCACCTTGACCACCTTCGGCAACAGCCGCAATGACCAGCACGTCTCGGTCATGGGCTACTTCAACGCAATCGATCCGCCGTGGATCTGGGCCGCGCAAATCGGAGGCTATTGCGCAGCGAGCCTCCGCGTCGATCCAGGCCTGCCGCTGCAATACATCGGCACCACCTTGCGCCCGCCCGCGATCGCCGATCGCTTCACCCTCGCCGAACGCAATACCCTGCTTTACGACGGGATCTCGACCTTCCGCGTCTCGGACGCGGGCATCGTCACGATCGAGCGGATGTGCACGACGTACCAGCAGAACGCCGCGGGTGCGCCGGGTCGGCGATATGCCGAGTGACCGGCAGCCACTTCGACGGGACGGCCTCAGATTTAATGGGCTCGCCACGCCGCAGCAGCTAGCGTGACGGCGCACCGCTGACAGAAGACTTGGCCGCCATCAACGCCCTCTCTTCACCTCGCCGCCAGAAAATATTTATAGCAAAAAAAAACCTGCACGATTTCTCAAGCGGCTAACCCCTGAACTTCACAACCCCCGCCCCCGCACTTTGTACCGGGAAATCCACACGACTCGGAGGCGGGCTCAGTGATGCGGAGAGCCGCCGGCCGCCCCCCTTTCGATTATCGGATGACCGGGAGGGGTCCGCGCGCTATCGCTCGTCGAGATCTCCACGGCGCGCCTGAGCTCGAGGGGCGGCTCGCTCGAGCTCGATGACGCGAAATCGCAACGATGTGTCCACCAAATAGAGATGTCACTGTTTCTGCCATTTAGAAATGTCACTGTCGGTGGGGGTCGGGCGGCGGGCGGGCGCGGAGCCTCTGCGCGCTCGATCTGCTGCTCGCGGATGAAGGCAAGGGCAGCACCAAGCCGCTTGTTCTCGATAATCGCCGCCTGCGGGACGTGCCTGAGCTTGTCGAAGGTGCGGTAAGCGAACTCGACGCCTTTGTGGCGGATAGATAGCCGGCCATCGGGGTAATCAACGACGGTAACCCGCTTGCCGATCGCCGCCCTTGCTTGCTCGACTGGCTCCAGGATGAAAATCACCTTGTCGTATTGCAGGGTGAGCGCCCGCGACAAGGTGCGCTCCTCTTCCAGGCGAACGCTTCGTCCAGATCGTCGCCAGCACGCAACGGCCGGTGCAGGTTCTTCTGATTCGCCGGCGGCTTGCCAAAGCGGGCGTTGTAGTCAGCCATGAACGCCGGCAGGAGGGCGTTCCCTTCGCTCAGGGTGCGCGCGCTGGCGAGCCGCAGCTCCTTGACCAGTCGGTCCTGCAAGGTCTTGTGTGCCCGCTCGACCCGGCCCTTCGCCTGGCTCGAATTGGCGCAAATGATATCGATGTTCAGAGCATGCAGCGCCCGCCCAAACTGGGTCATCCCATCGCCGCCGATCGCACCCTCATGATTGACGCGGAACACCCCGTGCTTGTCGCTGTAGAAGGCCACCGGCTTGCCCCAGGCTTCCAGATACGCCCGGGCAGCATGGAAATAGGCAAAGGTCGACTCGCTCTCGACGAATTGGAGGTGCATCAGCCGGCTGGTCGCGTCGTCGATGAAGACAAG